GGGTGCGGAGCACCCCTAAGAACAGCTGCTTTTATCTCGGGATCAATCGAGCCACCAAGGGTGGATAGAACATGTAAGTAAGCACTAGAAAGATTACGATGCAGCACGGGGTCTGCGTAGGACATAACACACAAGTTATACATAGTGTTAAGTTGGGCAGCATCAGTTCTCTGACCAATACAACGATAAAATGGCGACGACAAACGATCTCTATTCCACATGGGAACAAAGTGGCCAGGATAGCCCGGGAGGGGGACGGGGTTGAAACCAAGGAAAACTACTCCAGTTAAATGAGGAGCGTCATCCGAGATAAAAAACTTAGTATCCCACCCGAACATTCTTTTAAGCCAAGGCTTGTAGACTCTTCCAACATCATCCACAGGGAACAATGTAGAAAATTCAACGTGTCCAAACTCACCCAATAAAGGGCGAGCCATAACAACGTCGTCACCATATAAAGCTATAATGAGCTGAGCAACTTGTTGAAAAGTCCAACTAGTATGCTCAAAGAAGAAAAGTGCTAGAACAAATTTGTGTCCGGAAATGTTAATTTCGGTCGTGAGGCCATTACCACTAGGGTTAGAGAAATTCATCTCAACCACGATTCCGTCAACGGTTAAATAGAAGAATTTTTCAAGAGACAACTTGCCTCCCGAGGAGAACAAGCGTCTAAATTCATCAATTCGCGTCGAGGGAACTCGCAGTTTACTAGTCCACAACCTCATTACTTCGCGCATAAGCGGAAACAATCTATCCCAACCAGATACGTCCCAGCGTATCCATTGCCGGTGCCAACCAAGGTAATTAACCAAAGATGTTGTGCCACCGGCAAAGGGGTTGAAGCCATGATAGCTCCAACGGGTCATTTTCATTTTGGTCGAGACAACTCCAAAATATTCTCTTTGCTTAATCGTCGCTCGTGCAGAGCCGACGGCAAAGCCTCGAATCTTATTCTCACTCACAATTTCACTCAAAGATTTCCACTCAATTTTGGGCGAGTACTTAAAGATAGGGTATTGATCACATTCAGGGGAATAATACAAATCCCAAAAATAGTCACTATCACAGCATTCACCTTTATTGGACCATTGCAAACACTCAGGGTAACCAGCAACTGCCTTCCGGTTAATTCCATCGAGGACATCATCCATCGACATCATATCGGAAGAAAAAGCTATCTGGTCAAACCACAT